TCAGGCGCTTGCCTGATCTTGGGGCGCGGACTGTACCAAAACAGTACCAGTGCCGCCACCTTTGAGCTTCTCCAGCTCCAGCAGATCGGCGTCTGAATCGATCCAGCGCGCGTAGCGCTCGAGCAGGATCTGGACGCTGTGCCCCAGCTGCTTGGCAACGAATGCTGGGGTCATGCCGGCCATCAGGCAGATGGTCGCGTAGGTGTGGCGCGCAGCATACTGCGGTCGCCAGCGAATGCCCAGCGCTTCGGTCGCCGCCTTGAGGTATTCCTTGGGCGTGCTCTCCGAGGCGATGTAGTCGCCCCTCCCATCCGCCGGCTTGAAGACGTAGGTTGCGTCTTCGTGCATCGCCAGCGCGCCTTCCAGGGCCTGCAGTGCCCTGTCGTTCAGCAGCACGTCGCGTGCGTACTTGGTTTTCACGCGCTCGTGGATCTCGCCGCCCACCATGACCCGACATACCCGCACGCGCCTGCGCTCCAGGTTGACCTCAGCCCTGGCCAGGCCGAGCAGTTCGCAGGGGCGCATGCCGCTGTAGAAAGCCAGCTCGAAGTAGTGGGCATAGACCCGCTGCGCGCCCTCCAGGGTGGCGTGCAGGTGGGCGATGATCCGGTCGGCCTCGGCCTGCAGGTAGGGGTCGACCTCGGCGGCCTGCACCTTCACCTTGGGGATTGCCGCGGCCGGGTTCTGGCCGATCAGCCCGTCGACGATTGCTGCCCGGTAGATGCCGCTCAGGGTGTTCACGGCAAAGCGCCTGTCCGTCATCGATGGCCAATCGATGCGCTGGACGATCTTGCGCAGCATGAGCGAGGTCACCTGGTTGACTGGGATGCCGGCCAGGTCGGGCATCCAGTAACTGTTGAGCACCCGCTTGTAGTTGTTGCGGGTGTTCTTGACGATCTCGCGGCTGTCCAGCCAGAGCTGGGCATACTCGCCGAAGGTAGGCGTGGCCTGGCCGAGCATGTAGCTGGTGTTGGGGAACAGCTCCAGATACTTGTCGTCGGTGAGTAGGCCGAGCCGGTTCAGTTGTTTTACTTGATCAAGGAGACTGGCGGCTGCCGCGATCCCCTTGGGCGTTTGAGGATAGGGGAGCGTTTCGCAGCGGCGGACTTTGCGCCAGGTGAAGCGGATGCGCAGTCGTTGGCCGACGGATTCGACGCCGGCGGGCATGTCCATTGGCTTTCGAGCCATGCGTTGTACCTGCTGATGCTGTAGATGATGCGGCCATCCAGCTTCTGCCAGACGCCCTCGGGGATGATCTTCCGTTCGCGCTTGCGCTCCAGGGCCTTCTGCGTGGTGCCGATCAACTCGGCCAGCTTGGCCTCCAGCACCTTGTCGACGGGATAGGCGTTCAGTTCCTCGGCTGCGCTCATGCTGCGTCCTCCTGCATTTCAACCGGCTGCCAGTCGCTGTCACACAGGCCGTAGGCGCTGCTGCAGGCGGTGGCGTCGGTTTCGCCGTCGCTGGCGATCAGGTCGTACTGGATGCCACCGCGTGTGGTGCGCGACCACTCAACGGCCTGGCGGATGTTCGCGATGTCGACGATCTGCTGAGCGCTCATGTCCTTGATTGAGCCCTGCTGGTGCTTGGCATTGGCGCCGGCAAAGAAGGTGGCGCCTTGGCGCTTGCTGGCCTGTCTCACGAGGTTTTCCCAGTGCTCGATGCGGTCGATCACCTCGGGCCAGCGGGCAGCAATCTCGCGCAGCTCGCCCTTGCGGCAGTTGATGCAGGGCATGCAGCCGACGCGGCCGGCGCCGAGGGTGTAAAGCGGGTTCGGCTTGATACCCATGTAGCGGTGCGCTTCGAACACGGCGGCCACGTCCCACTTGAGGATCGGGCGGTAGTTGTAGAGGCCGCCGCCCACCTCGTCGCACTCGGCCAGATAGCGGCGCACGTCGGATTCCTCTCGGCGTACACCTTGCCAGCTCATGATCATGTTCTGTCCGTCCATCAGTGGCAGCATGACCTGCTCGATGATGACGTTGCGCTTGAGTTCTTCGGTGCAGAACTGGGCCTTGCGACTGGGGAAACGGCCTTTCCACAGGCACAGGTCAAGGAACGGGATGCCGCTCGGCTGGAGTACCTGCAGGGCGGCTTCCACGATGTTTTCTGCCACGCCCTGTTCGCGCCACTTGGTGCAGATGAACTCACGTTTGCGGGCGATCTGGCGGGAGAAATCCGCGCGGCGTCGCTCGATGCTAACGCCCGTGGCTTGCTCCAGATAGTCGATGTACTCCAGCGTCAGCTCGTGCTCGTTGCCGGTGTCGGCGAACACGGCGCGCAGGTTGGGCGCGCCCTGGGCGATGGCCAGCAGCAGGAGGGCGGTCGAGTCCTTGCCGCCTGAGACGCTGACGATGTTGTGCAGCAGGCCCAGCAGGATCTCGGTCGGGTGGAATGGCCAGCGGATCGCCGTGGCCAGGTCGAATTGGGTTGGGGCGGTCATGCTGCACCCCGCTGGACATCATGGCAGGGGGCCGGCAAGCTCGGTGCTTTTGAGGTGGCGAGGCGCCGGCGATGTCTGACAACTTCCTTGATAGAGACGTGCCGCGATTCACCTGGCGTGCAGTGATGCTCTGGGTAGCGTTGAGCCCCATTGCCGCTGTAGCGGTTTTCTTCATTGTTAGGGCGGAGGCGGCTGCTGCTTGGGTGCAGGCTGTCGGCTCCATCTTGGCAATTCTGGCTGCGGTCTGGATCGCCAGACAGGCTGATAGGCGAGCAGACAGTGAGCGTTTGCAATCTCAGGAAGTCTGCCTTGCGGTTGCGGCAAAAATCGCCAAGGACATATCTAGGACTGCAAAAGGCTTTCAGCTGGTTCTCAAAGTGATCGCTGAGAATGGCAACTGGTCCCAGGCATCCGATGGGCTGAGAACCCTTCTCGGTAAGGCAGAGGCGTTCGATGCAACTAGGTTTGCTAATGCTGAAACTGCTACGGCGTTTCTTGAGCTGATAAGTCACCTCAGAGATTTGATGGCATCCATTCGATACTACGAAGCGAATGGCAAGGACAACTGGACGCTCCCTACTGTGGCGAACGAAATCGATGTATTGGTTCTTACCGTGCAGCGGTTTCTCGAAATAAGCTTGCACAGGTAGGCCTTTGTACCCCTTAACAAGCTGCGCGTGCTGGCAACTTTGAGAGCGGAGCGATGGGCTCAACTCGCGGGCGCGGCGCACGCCTGTCGTGGGGTGTGCAGCTGCTGCGCAGCTGGCGGGCAGGGTATTGGATGATGTCGCGCCTTTGGCGCGGCGGTCTATAACGCCCCCGCGCGAGTCATGCAGGCGGCCGGCCGGCGCCGTGCAGGGCAGGTTCAGCGGGTGATGGCCGCCGCCGTGCTGTCGCACGGCAGTGGCTGGGGTGGCGGCGGGGGCTTGGGTCATGCGGCAGCCCTCGCTCGGTGGGTGGTGGCTAGCAGCTGCATGAGCCGGTCGAAGTAGGCCTGTGCGGCTTCGGGCTGGGTCATGGGCTTGATGCGGAACTGGGCCGGGTGGGTGCCGGTGAGGCACGGCCAGGCGTCCGGGTGCGGGGCCATCAGGTCGCGCTTTTCGGTGGCCAGGGCGATCAGGTCGGCATCGTGGACGCTGGGCGGCAGCACCGGCTCGATGTCGAAGCGGTGGCAGATGGCGTGCCATACCCGCATTTCGATCTGGCGGTACTCGGGCAGTGCCTGTTTCAACGGGCTGACCAGGTCGCCAACGTAGGCTTCGGTGGCGTCATGCAGCAGGGCTTCCAGCTGGTACTGCGCGGGCACCAGCTCGGCGACGACGAGGCAGTGCTGGGCGACGCTGTAGAAGGTTTTGACGTGGCCGTTGAAGCGGCACTGCATGCTGAGTGCGTGGGCAATGTCGGTCGGGTCGACCATGTGGGCGGCCGGTTCGAGCAGGTCGAAGCGCTTGGCGCTGCGGGTGATGATCCAGCTCATGCTGCGGCCTCCTGTGCGGCGGCGGCCTGCAGGAGTTCGCCGTGGTTGCGGTCGAGGTCGTCGCTGTCGGCTTTGGCCTTGCGCAGCAGGGTGCGCAGGTCGTCGATGATCGGGTGATCCTCTGCGAATGCCTGGAAGCGCAGCTCGGCGGTTTCGAGGTCGAAATGCAGGGTGGCGTTCTCGTCCAGCCAGTCGATCAGCTCGCTGTCGGGGTGGGGCTGGCTGTTCGCCTGGGCCTTCTTGATGCGCTCGGCCATGTCCAGCACCTGGGCCTGCAGGTGGCGGCTGAAGCGGGCGTGATCGTGCGCGTTGAGGCCGGCAAAGGTGTCGCCGGCCAGCTCCAGCTTGTTGGCGACGGCGAGCAGGACGGCGTGGTCTTCGTCGCTGAGTGGCGCCGCAGCAGCCAGGCGGTTGAGCAGGCCGCGCTCGACCTTGCCGTGGTCCTCGGCCTCTGCCCGGATGTTGGCGCGCAGGGTCATTGCCTCGCGGGAGCGGGCGGCGAGCAGGTCGCGATGCTCGGCCAGCGCCTCGCGGAGCGGGTGCACGATGGATTTGCAGTGCTTGGCGGCGGTCTCTCGGCCTTGCTCGTAGCCAGCGGCTTTGCCGGTGCGCAGGCCGATGCAGTAGAAGATGATGCCGGCGACAGCGGCGCAGCTGAGGGCGGCGAAGATGCCGTAGACCTGCGCGGTGGTGAAGGTGGTGAGTTCCATGGTGTTGCTCCTCGTGTTGGCCGGTCGCTGGTGGTGGCAGCGGGTGCGGCTGTCAGGTGGTTTTGGTGGATCAGTCGTCGTCGGGTTCGGGTGGATCTGCCAGGCCGGCCATCAGCTTGGCGGCGTAGGCGCTGTGGCCTTCCTCGCGCAGGTCGTCGTAGCGTCGCCAGTCTTCACAGAGGGCGATGTGTTCCTGGCAAAGCCCGATTTCTTTGTGGTCGAACTCGCCTAGTTCGGTGCGGCATTCGCGGCAGTAGCGGTACACGGGTCAGTCCTCCTACTCTGTCGGGTTGATCTTCTCTGCCAGTTCGGCGTCGGCCGCCTCGGCCTGGGTGTCGATGAAGATCGCCAGGTGACGGATGTCGATGAAGCGGCTGGCCTTGGCGCTGGGGTCCAGCCGGGTGACGGGCAGCGGGATGCGCAGCTCGCGCAGGGCGCGGGTGAAGTTGTCGTCGCTTAGTCGCTGGAAGTAGCGCTCGCGCACCTGGTCGACGGGGGCGAGCACGTCGCCGAAGGTGCGGTACAGCAGCTCGACGGTCTGCGCGCGTGGCGCAGGCGGCAGGCGTAGTTCGCGCTGGTTGGCCTGGCTCATGCTGCGTTCGCCTTGTTGTCGGCCAGCTGGTCAGCCAGGCGCTTGAGACTGACCTTGCCGGCGATGCGTGGCGGCGCCGGTTTGGTGTGCGGCTGGCTGGCCTTGCGGATATCGGCGTTGATGCCGGCAAGGGTGGCGCGGGCGGTTGAGCCGAACGCGACGAAGCGCGGCAGGGGCGCGGCGCTGTCGACGGGCTCGATAACGGCGCCCAGCTCGATGCCGTCCAGCCCGGCGCCTAGTCGCAGCATGGCGCGGGCGCGGTACTGGCTGCCGAGGTCGGCGGCGAGGTGTTCCAGGGCCGCGGCCAGCTGCAGGTGTTCGCGCTGCAGAGCGCTGCCTTCGGTGGTGAGGGAGAGCCCGGCAGCGGTGGCTGCCAGGGTGAGGTTGGCCAGGATCTTGTCCTGGGTGAAACGCTCGGCCGGGAGCTTGAGCAGCTCGATCAGCAGGGCCTCGATCAGTCGGGTGTCCATCAGTCTTTCCTCTGTGGGTGGTTCCAGGCGATCTCGACGTGGGTACGCACGAGGTCGCGCAGGTGCTCCGGCACGTCGGCCAGTGCGGCGCGGCGTTCGTCTTTGCTCTTGAGCGCGACGATGACTGCGGCGTACTGGCGAGGGCGACGCGGGAAGGTGGCGGCGCCCTCGGTGACGGTGAAGGGCTCAAGCGACATCGCGCGGGTCTGCCTGTGGTTCTGGCATTGGGCGCTCGATGCCGAGCTTCTCGGCAAGCCAGGGAATGCCGGCGTCGGTGACGCGGGTGGTGCGTGGGTACTGCCAGCCGGCGTCGGGGTGGATGTAGCGGTTCTCGCGGGTGACCAGGTAGGCCTTGGTCATCTCCGGGTTGGCCGGCAGGTTGTGGCGGTCGAGGATGCCGGCCGCACGCATGCGCTTCATCAGGTCGCGGTGCCCGATGCCGAGGCGCTGGGCGGTGTACTTGAGGGAGTTGGACATGGCGGCTTCCTCACGCTGCGGCCGCGCGTTGCGGCGTGGCGATGATGTGCAGGTGCTCGATGCTGATCAGCAGGCGCTTGAGGCATTCGCGCTGGTCGCCACGCACGGTGAAACACTTGGTGCGCGGGCGGGCGGCGCCGATGCTGGCGATGACGGTCACACCCTCTGCCGGCCGGGTGCGGTGCACGGCGACGTTAATCGGGTGCTCGTGGCCGGTCTCAAGGCTGGCGAAGCCGCCGTGGCGCACCATGTGCTTGAGCCGGCCGAGCTGGGCTTCGTTCAGCAGGGCGTCCGGCTCGGGCAGCAGGGGGGCGCGGGTGACGCGGGGCGGTGCCAGCTCGCCACCGTCCACGCGGCCGTTGGCAATGGCGTCAATGAAGTCCGCGACCTGCAGGTGCTTCTCGGGGTGGGCGGTCTGCACGTCGAGGCTGTGCACCTGGTCGCCCATCTCGATGCGCACGGCGGTGTTGGGCTGACCGCGCTCGATACGCACGCGGGCGAGCAGCTGGTGACCGCCGTAGGCGGAGCGCAGGGCGTGGGTGAAGGTGCCGGTGAGGTTGAGCTGGGCCTGCAGGCGCAGCAGGGCGTCTTCGGGGAGGGTGAAGTTCATGCTGCCACCTTCTTGGCCGGAGCTACCAGCCAGGTGTGGGGGGCTTGGCCCTGCTCCATGCGCCGGTAGTAGGCGGCGCTGATGGTCAGCTCGCTTGCACGGTCATACTCGTCGGCGGTGATTGCCCCGAGGATGAAGGCGGCATAGATCATGCCGTGGGCTTTATCGGCGTGGGTGTCGATGGCGAGGGGGTGGCTGGCTTCGCGCGCCCACTTGAGCTCGCGCAGCAGGCCACGGCGCCAGATGCTGATCTTCTGGGCTGGAGTAGATTGGATTGCCATTACGCAGCCCTCCCGCCGTCGTTCGGGTCGAAGGGGGCAGGTGCGGTGCGGGGCTTGGGTTTTACGCGAGAGAACTGGCAGCCGGCTGCCTGGGCAGCGCGGCGCAGTTCAAAGATGCGCTCGGTCTGGCAAGACGGCAGCGCGTGGACGGATGCAGACATGGGTTACCTCGGCTCTGTGGTGGAGAGACGAGGCAAATAAAACGTATCGTTGTTGATATGTCAACAACGAAATGTTGTATTTGGGTTTGAGGGTTACCCGAAGATGGATTTTTGCCAGTGTTCCTCGGTGATGATGGCTAGCGGGTTGCCGTTTTCGCGCAGCTCTACGGCCTTTTTGATCTTGGTGCCGTAGCTGCTGTGTAGCCATTGGTCGTTGCCAATGGAGCCGACGACGAGGTAGTGGACTTTCTTGCTGACGCTCGGGGCGATGAGACCGCCGCGCTCGGTCACCAGCGCTTCGCAATCTTTGCGGGGGCCGTAGGCCATGACGCCAGTGAACAGGAACAGGCGGTTGTCCCAGTGCAGGCTCGGTGCGGGCTGGTCGATGGGGAGCGAGGTCGGTGCCTGGAATGGGTGGGCCTTGCAGAGCTCCAGGCCGGTGAACTGTTTGAGCAGACCCAGCAACTCGGCGGATTCGGCGGCGTCCAGCAGGTTGTCGCTGAGCATGTCGGCGAGGCGGCGATAGAGGATGTTTACCACCGGGTCGGCCAGGTGGTTCAAGTTCGTCTCGATCCAGCGCTTGAGAAACTCTGCCTCTTGCTGGTTGATCGTGTTGTCAGCTGTGATGCCTGCCGCCAGGCCTATCAGGGCGTCGGCTGATCTGCGATCAATGCGGGCCTCATGAAAACAGCGACTGTTCTGAAACTCCTGATGCAGATCGACCATCCTGCGCGTCTCCTTCGGCTGTGTCTTCCGTGGTTTGGTCTAGGAGCTTGCTGATGTCAGGCGTAAAGGTGACCACCATGCCGGTTTTGCTGCAGGTGATGGTGACCTCTGCCGCAGGGTCTATCGCAAGGTCCTCGCCGCGCAGGCCTTGCCATTGGGCGAGGTACTGCAGGGCTCCATACTTCTCTAGCTTCTTGAGGGTGCGGCTGACGCCGCCTTTCCAGTTGGTTGCTGGCAGTTCGTCGCGGCCGGCAGCCTCGGCCAGTTCGGGCTTCGACTTGGCCAACTGGCGACCGACTTCCCAGCACTTGATCAGACCTTTGTCTTCGCCTTCCCAGGTGGCATGCCAGTCGAGGCCGGTGCGAATGGGGGTGTCTATGCTGCGGCGGATTGCGGTCATTAGAGGGCGCCTCCGTGCCAGACCACGCGGCCAACGATGCTCAGTTGTTCTAGGTCTGTATCGCTGACGGGCTGGTCGGGGTAGGCGCGCTTGTCTTCGTTGTCGCTGCGGATCAGCCACCCGCCAGTGAGGGACTGGATAAGCCGCTTGATGATCAGCTCGCCGTCATGCTTGCGGATGGCATAAATGCGGCCATCACGCGGGGCTGTCTGGCTTTCGTCGAGCAGCACTACATCGCCGTCGCAGACGGTCGGCTCCATGCTGTGGCCCTGGACGTAAATAACGTGCAGGCTGCGTTCGCGCAGGCTCATGCGGGTGAGCCAGGCGCGCTTGAACACAAGGCCGCCCTTGACTTCGACATGGTCGTTCAGCTGGCCGTTGCCGGCGGCGCCGTGCGCGGTGTACTGGGGCACCAGAGCATAGTCCTGGGCTGATGGCGTATACCCGTAGACGCCTTGGCTCTCGGTGGCCTGGGCAGGGGCGTCGTAGTCGAGCAACTCGATAAGCGTGGTATCGAGAGCCGCTGCGAGGGTGCGTAGGTCCGAGAGGCTTGGTTCGCGCTTATCGCGTTCGTAGTTGCCGATACGTGCTTGGCCGTTATCCCACCCGCATGCGTTTGCGAGTGCTGTTTGGGATAGACCTTTGGCGCGGCGGAGCCGAGCGATTCGATTGCCGAGAGTTTCCATGGCGGGAAAATATCACGCTGCGTTTATTTTAATAACGACTAAACGTGTTGTAAAAACAACGATGTGTTGTTAATGTTCTTTCGGAGTTAACCGGAGGTCGCAACATGAACCGCATATCTCAGCTTCGGCGTGGCGCCAAAATCGCGCAGCTCGCCCTGGCTACTGAGCTTGGCTGGTCGCAGGGCCGGTTGAGCAACTACGAAGCCGGCAGGCGCGAGCCAGGGCTTGCCGAGTGCCGCGCTATTGTCCGTGCGCTCAGCGCGCTGGGTGCTCCTTGCTCTCTTGACGAGGTTTTCCCGCCTGAACAGGAGCCCCCTGCGCAGGCCGCTTAGAAAAAAGGCGCCCGAAGGCGCCCTGTTTCCCGGCCGCCGTTGTAGCGGTGGCCGCCAGAGCCCGAGGGCTCTGTGTTGCCTGCCTCTCCACCACAGATCAGCAGGCTTGCTGTGACCACCTGACTAAGGGGAGCCACGGCGTGACTATAGCAACACGTCATGCCGTGGTCACTGGCAGCTTGCTACGGCGGCTGCCACACCCGAGGCGCGCACCACCACTGCGCGCCGCACCTGGGCCGGGATGCCTGGGGTTGTTCGTCCGCTGCCACCACCAGCGGGCGAGCTGTAAGGGCAGGGCCTGTGCGGAGCATGGGCCTTGCTCGGGGTGCGGTCGGTTCGCCGGCTGCATGCGACCACCTGACTATGGGCCCCATACCAGTCGGTATGGGGCCGGGAGTTTTGCTCTATGAACCGAGCCCGTCTCAGTTCCACCGAGCGTGCCAAGCGCACGTTGTTGACCCTGCCGCAGGCGCTTTACCACGCCGTGCATCAGTACCCCGGCGGCGCCACCGCCATTGCCGCCGTCGACGGCGCGATCAGCCCTTCAACCCTGAACCATAAGCTGAGCCTGACCGGCGCGAACCCGAAGCATCGGGTGAACGTCGATGAGCTGCAGCTGATTCTCGACCTGACCCGCGATGCGCGCATTGTCGATGCGATCCTGCAGCCGATTGGCTGGGTGGGCGTGGACGTTTCCGAGTTGAGCGAGACGGACACGCCGCAATCGCTGCTCGCTGGCATCACGGGCTTGCTGCGCAGCGAGAACGACCTGAGCGAGCAACTGGCCAAGGCGATGGCGGATGACCACCTGGACGACGACGAGCTGGCTCAGTTCGAGCTGCTGGCGGTGCGCATGCTGCAGGCGGTGTTCAAGTTGCGCGCCGTGGTGCGCCTCAAGCATGAGGAGGGGCGGGCGGATGGCTGATAACGCAGATCGCGCGGCGGATGAATACGCCGTGCACGAGCAGGCCCGGGCCGCCGGCAGGGTGAAGGTGGCGCCTGTACATCGACTGGGGTGTGACGAGTGCGACGAGCCGATTCCGCTGGCCAGGCGCGAGGCGCTGGCGGGGCATGACTGCCTGCTGTGCGTGGATTGTCAGGAACTGCTGGAGCGGAAAGGGGGTGCGCGATGAGTCGCTATGTTCGCTGCAACTGTCCAGCGGGTCTGGCTGCCGCTGGAGAGCGTCACGCTCCAGATTGCCCTGGGTTCGTTCGGAACTCGGCCCAGTGGATCTACACCACGCGGGCGGGAGAGAGCGTTATGGGGATCGCCAATCGCGAGCTGAATAACAGCCACCGCTGGGAGGAAATTGCCATCCTGAACGCTGACCGGTTCCCGGGTATGAGGCATTTCGACTATTACCCCGTCGGCACCGAGTTGCGCATGCCTTCGCGAGGTGATGCATGACAGGCCGTCACGAACTACTCGACGACGTGCTGGCCCAGCTGCAGGCCGCTGACCTGCGCCCGACTACGCCGCTGGTGATTGGCAAGCGCACCCGCTGCGAGGTGGAGGGAGACAAGGCGCCGGAGAAAACTGGCTGGTATGTGATCTATGAGCACACGGGCTCGAAGGGCGAAACCTTCTACTGCGGCTCGTTCGGTGATTGGCGCTCGGGGGAGAAGGGCAGCTGGCACAAGATCAAGCCGAAGGGCGGCAAGATCTCGGCCGAGGATCGCGCCGTAATGAAGGCCCGCGCCGAGGAGGGCCAGCGCAAGGCGGCCGAGGCCGAGCAGAAGAAGCACCGCACGGCGGCGCGGCGTGCCGCGGGCATCTGGAAGTATCTGGAGGAGAAGGGGCACTGCGCGTATCTGGATGCCAAGCGCGTCGGTGGCTTTGGCCTGCGCTACAAGCGTAAGTCGGGCACTGCGCTGGTGCCGATGCGCAGTGTGAAGACGTGGGACATCGTCGGCCTGCAGGTGCTGTTCCCGGCTGTGGTGCCGAAGCTGGGGCGGAACAAGACCTATTGGCCGTATGGCCTGGAGAAAGAGGGGGCGGTGCATCTGATCGGCCCGGAGCCAGAGCCAGGCGACACCATTCTGGTGTGCGAGGGCTACGCGACGGGCGCAAGCCTGTATATGGCGACCTCGCTGACGGTGGCGGTGTGCTTCGACGCGGGCAACCTGTTGCCGGTGGCGCAGGGGCTGCGGGTGCGCTACCCGGGCCGGCCGTTGGTGTTCTGTGCGGACGATGACTGGAAGACGGAGATCCAGGGCAAGCCGGTGAACGTCGGCAAGATCAAGGCCGAGAACGCGGCGCACATCACTGGTGGCCGTGTGGTGCTGCCGGTGTTCGATAGCGAGCGCGAGGACAAGTGGACGGACTTCAACGACCTGCACTGCGCCGAGGGCCTGGAGGCGGTGAAACGCCAGGTGGAGGCGGTGGTGCGGCCAGCCACTGACGCGCCCTGGCGGGAGAAGCTGCAGTATGCGGAGAAGGGCGGGATGATCGCGCACCCGTACAACGTGGCGTTGATCCTGGGGAACGATGACCGCTGGGGCAAGGTGATTGCGTTCGATTCGTTCAGCTCGAAGATCCGCAAGCTGCGGACGCCGCCGTATGGTGGCAGCGCTGGGGATTGGAGCGACCTCGATGACATCAAGGTGATGAACTGGCTGGCCGAGACCTACGGCTTGCGGGTGAAGACTGCGCATGTGGTGGAGGCGGTGAACGCGGTGGCGCATGACAATGCGTTTCACCCGGTGCGCGAGTATCTGGAGGGGCTGACCTGGGATGGCACGCCGCGGCTGGAGACCTGGCTGCAACGGCACCTTGGTGTGGCTGATGGCGAGTATGCGCGCAAGGTGAGCAAGCGCTGGCCGCTGTCTGCTGTGGCTCGGGTGTTCCAGCCTGGCTGTAAGGCGGACTCGGTGTTGATCCTCGAAGGGGCTCAGGGCGCGGGTAAGTCGACCTCGATGTCGATCCTGGGCGGGCTGTGGTTCATGGATACACCGTTCAACCTGGGCGACAAGGACGGCTATCAGGCGATCCGGGGTAAGTGGATCGTCGAGCTGGGCGAGCTGGACGCCTTCAACAAGGCGGAGTCGACGCGGGCCAAGCAGTTTTTCTCGGCCTCGGTGGATACGTACCGGGAGAGCTACGGGCGCCGGGTGCTGGATGTGCCGCGCCAGTGCGTGTTCGTGGGTACGACCAACCAAGACGAGTACCTGAAGGACGACACGGGGAACCGGCGCTATTGGCCGGTGATGTGCACGAAGGTGGCACTGGACGGCCTGCGGGCCGAGCGCGATCAACTCTGGGCCGAGGCGGTAGCTTGTTATCGCGCCGGGCACCCTTGGTGGGTGGAGCGGGACGAGGCCGAGGTGTTCGCGGCCGAGCAGGACAAGCGCTATCAGGCGGATATGTGGGAGGAACCCATTATCGCGTACCTGCAGCAACCGGCGTGCGGCGAGAGCGTGACGGGGGCGCAGATCCTTGAGAAGGCGTTGAACATCGACCCGAGTCACTGGGGCAAGCCGGAGCAGATGCGGGTCGGCAAGATCATGCATCGGCTCAAGTGGCCTCGGCGCCGACAGAGCAAGCCGGACAGGCCAACGGGCTCGCGTGGCTATGTGTACGTGCGGCCAGATGATTGGAAGAAAGGCGCCAAGCCCGTGCAGAGGGAGGCCGCATTTTGATCCCTGAAATGGATGACATGTTGAAGCTGTGGGCGCTGGATATGCACGGCGGCCCCGGAGTTGGTGGCTCAGGCGGCAGCATGATCGCCGAGCTGATGGCGACCAAGGGTGAGCTGATCCGCGCCAAGGGCTGTGGCTCGCGGATGCTGCTGCCGTACAGTGCGGATATCGAGCTGATCGTGAACAAGCATCTGGACGCGCAGCTTGCCGTGGTGGTGCGTGAGCACTACCTGGTGCGTGACCCACATCGGATGGATAGCCAGAAGTATGCGGCTTGCCGGTGTAGTCGCGCGCAGTTCTATCGCTATCTGCATGACGCGCACGTGGCGATTGCAGGTATGCTGCTGGAGCGGGCGGCGTGATCTGTCGCACCGCCCCTGCTTGTCCCGCCCGCGTTTTTGCTGGCGGGACTTCTACAGCCCGTGCTTGTGCTGGGCTTGTCTCTCCGTCCCACCTCCTACATACACCCGCACATGAGGCGGGCAGGCATGAGCACGCGCGCGCGTTACGCGCAGCGTTTATTAATCTCTCTCTATACACGAGAAAGGGATAAATAAGTGGGACGGTGGGCAACGCCTTGTTTTTGCTTGGGGTTTTGCGTCCTGCCTGTTGGTGCGGTAGTGAGTCCGGTAGGTCGTTGGCCTGCGGCGCTGTAGCCAGTGACGGTATATGTCCGTTTTTTCTCGGTACGTTGCCGCTGATTGCGGGGGTGGCAGGGCGTCCCGCTTGCTGCCATGAGATTGGAGGTGTATAAATCAGCCATCTTCGAAGAAGTGCGCTTAGGCGGCTTCTCAGCAAACCCGGCCACCGCGCCGGGTTTTTTGTTTGTGGCGCCCCGTGGTTGCGGCGCCTTGCCCAGGGATGGGCTACCTATCATGAGCCTCGGCGGATGCCGGGGCTTTTTTGTTTCTGGCCCTTGGCCGCCTGGGAGGGTTTATGAGCGAGCCGAGTGGTGTGGTAGCTGGCGGCCTGCTGGCCAGCATGGCGGCCGCTGGCTGGTTTGCCGGTATCGATGGCAATGCCGCGACCGGCGCCCTGTGCGGCTCGCTGATCTTCTTGCTGTCGCGCCATGAGATCGTGCTGTGGAAGCGGGCGGTGTACTTCCTGATCAGCCTGGTGATGGGCTACCTGTTCAGCCCGGGGCTGACGGAGTTCGAGGTCTGGGGCTTTCGCCCGTTCGTGTACTCCGGCCCGGCCGCGTTCGGCGCCTCGCTCATGGTCGTGACGCTGTCTCATGCTGCCCTGCGTCAGCGTGGGCGGCCTGACCTGGGTGGAGGTGGTGTCGATGGCTAGTTCCTGGCTCACGGCGATGACGGCGGTGCTGTGCATCGTGATCTTCGTTCGGCTGTTCACGTACCGGCGCAACGGCGCTGGGTATCGCTGGGGCAAGTCGGCCGTGGCGCTGGCGGTGATGATCGCCTGCGGGCGGTTGCTGATCGAGGTGCTGACCTCGGGGCTGATCGTGCCGGTGGAGTTCTGGCCGTTCGTGCTGCTGCTCGGTGTGTTCGCCCTGGCGGTGGTGCGCTCCGGCGGCAACGTGGCCCGGCTGGTGCAGCCGAGCGACTTGCCGTGGTCGGGCGTAGAGCGGCGGCGCGGGCGCGGGCCCTGACTGCGGGTCCTTCCTGGCACCCCTTTGCCATGCGGCGGCGTAGACCGCGGAAATTTCTCAGATAGACGGGGCTATAGGGGGTTCCGCTTCCGGCTGTCTATCTCGGGGCTTTGGAGTTGGTCATGCCTTCACAGAAAGAGATTGCTCAGCACCTGGACATGAGCGAGCGCAACTGCCGCGACGTGCTCAAGGCGCTGGACATCGACTGGACCGAGTCGAGCCTCGACGAGATTCGCACCGCCTACATCCGCGACCTGCGCGAGAAGGCCGCCGGGCGTGGCGGCAGCCAGGTCGAGCAGCTGAACAACGCCCGCATCGAAGAATCCACGGTCAAGGCTGCCAACGGGCGACTGACCTACCACGAGAAACTGGGAACGCTGGTACCGGCCGCCGATGCTGCGCAGGCCTTGAGAGATTGGGCAGGCTTCGCCAACCGTGAGTATCAGAGCGGCGTGGAGAAGGTTGTCCAGCAGATCGAGGCCGAGCACCAGGTGGTGATAGACCGCGACGGGGTGAACCGCATTGCTGGATCTACAGTCAGCCGAATTGGAGGCTATGCGGATAAACTTGGCCGTCGTATTGCTGGACGCGGCGCAGCAGTTCAACCCGCCGAAGGATCAGCCGACCGCTGAGTACATCGAGTCGGAGTTCTACCTGCCGGCCGAGGCCGGCGTCCTGCACGGCCTCTACGAGTTCTACTACACCCCGTACTTCCTCGGGGTTGCCGCGGCGCTCGATGACCCGGAGGTGAAGGAAGTCGATCTGATGAAGGCCGCCCAGATCGGCTGGACCTTCTTCCTGCTGGCCTTCATCTTCAAGCGCATCACTGGCCGCCCGATGCCGATCATGGTGCTGTTCGCCAAAGAGGGCGACGGCAAGGCATTCCACGACGAGAAGCTGGTGCCGGCCATCAAGGCGAACGAAGCGGTTGGCCGCCTGGTCGACGTGGAAACGGCCAAGAAGTCGGGCAACCGCTGGAACCACAAGAGCTTCCCTGGTGGCTTCCTGAAGCTGGTGGCGTCGAACTCGCCCGGTAACGTCAAGTCGACCTCCAGCGTCGGCCTGGCCGTGGTGGAGGAGCCGGACGACACCAGCGACGACGTGAAGGGCCAGGGCGACGCCATCGGCCTGCTCGAGGAGCGCGTCAAGCGCTACCCCGGCTCCAAGACGGTGGTCGGCGGCACCCCTTCGCTCAAGGGGCTGTCGAAAACCGAGCAACGCCTGAAGCAGACCGACCAGCGGGTGCTGCCGATCGTCTGCCATGGCTGCGGCGAGTCGCACGTGCTCGACTTCGATCACATCACCTACCTCAGCGGCGACGCCGAGAAGGGCGACGTACCGCATGAGGTCTACGGCTACGCCAAGCCCGAGACTGCCAAGTACGCCTGCCCGCACTGCGCCGAGATGTGGGACGACCACCAGCGCAAGGAGAACATCCGCCGCACCGTGTTCGATGCGGTAGAGCGCGGCGACCCACTGTGCGGCTGGGTGGCCACTGCTCCGTTCTACGGCAAGGCCGGCTTCATGGAGCTCAGTGAGCTGTATGCCTGCCTGCCCGGCACAACGCTGGCCGAACTGGTGCGCGAACGCCTGGCCGCGGAGAAGCTGGCCGACGCCGGCGACCCGAAGCAGTTGATCAAGTTCGTCAACCAGAAGCAGGGCCGGCCGTTCGAGTACCGCACCGACGTGCCCGAGGCCGACAAGCTGCGTGAGCGCTGCGAGGACTACCGCGAGCTGGTGGTGCCCGGCGGCGGGCTGGTGCTGATGCTCGCCGTGGACGTGCAGCACGACCGGATCGCGCTGATCCTACGGGCCTGGGGCCGCGGCGAGGAAAGCTGGCTGGTGTTATGGACGGAGATTGCCGCGCAAACCAGCACCTCGGACAAGAACGACCCGGTATGGCAGGAGCTGGATCGGCTGCTGTTCGCCAGCTACGCGCACAGCAAGGGCTATCGCCTGCGCGTCAGCGCGGCCAGCATCGACTCCTCGGATGGGCAGACCAACGACGCCGTCTACCACTACGTGCGCACGCGCAAGAAGCGCTTCAGCAAGCTGCTAGCCATCAAGGGCAGCACCAACGTGGACGCCGAGATTCTCACCGCGCCGCGCAAGATCGACCTCAACAACCAGAGCACCAAGGCCTCGCGCTACGGCCTGCAGGTTTACCAGGTGGGCGTGACCAAGGCGAAGGACCTGCTGTTCGAGCGGCTCAAGCTCACCGGCACCGGGCCCGGCCGGCTGCACTTCTACAAGGGCGTGCGCGCCGACTACTTCGACCAGCTGCTGGCCGAGGTCAAGGCGCCCAGCCGCAAGCATGGCGGCAAGAAGGTGTACCAGAAGAAGGCAGGCGCCGCGAACGAGGCCCTGGACTGCGAGGGCTACCAGATTCACCTGGCGCGCTACCTGCGGCTGCACCTGAAATCGCCCGGTGACTGGGATGACATCGAAGCCAGCCTGATGCAGGTCGACCTGCTGGCCGATGCCGACGAGCAACCACGTGTGGACAGCGCCGGTGCGGCTCCAGCTGCAGCGCCCGGCAAGGCCGACATGACCCTGGCTGACCTGGGCCGAATGATGAACGGAGATGACTGATGGCCACTGTGCAGCAGCAACTTGAGGAGGCGCGCGAGGCGTTGCACCTGCTGGTAACCGGGCGCAACACCGTAAGCGTGCAGCGCGACGGCAAGATCGTCTGGTTCCAGCAGGCCAACCGCCGCGACCTCGAAACCTACATCAACCAACTGGAGGGCCAGCTGGGTGTCGGCGCGCCGCGCCGGCGCGGGCCGGCGGGCGTGATCGCATGAGCAATATCCAGATCCTGGCACCGAACGGGTTACCCGCCCGGCAGCAGCTCAGCACCTGGCAGGGCGCCTCCGGCGGTTTCGGGGGCCAGCTGGAGCGCTGGCGGCCGCAGCTGCAAACCATGGATGCCGCTCTGCTGCCCAACCTCAAACTGGGCAACGCGCGCGCCGAGGACGTGACACGCAACAACGCCTTCGCCGCCAACGGCGTGCAGATGCACATCGACAATATCGTCGGTCACCTGTTCCGCCTCAGCTACAAGCCGCGCTGGCGGCTGCTGGGCATCAGCGATGCCGATGCCCGCGCCTTCGCCCAGGATGTCGAGGCCTGGTGGTACGAGTTCGCCGAAGACCCGGTGGGCTGCTGGCTGGATGTGGAGCGCAAGCGCACCGCCACCATGATGGTGCGCGAGGCCATCGGCACCCATACCCGCCTGGGCGAGATCGGCGCCGCGGCCGAGTGGGTGGAGCGACGCGGTACGCCGATGCGCACCGCGGTGCGCATGGTCAGCCCGAAGCGCATTGGCAACCCGGGCGACCGCGCCGACACGGCCAGCCTGCGTGGCGGGGTGGAGTTCGACCGCAACGGCGTGGCCATCGCCTACCACATTCGCCAGCTCAGCGCTGGCGGGCTTGGCCTGGGCAGCGGTTACGGCGGCGAGTGGCGCCGGGTGGAGCGCGAGGCTGCCAATGGCCGGCTCAAGTTCATCCACGTGTTCGAGCCCACCGAGGACGGCCAGGCCCGCGGTGCCAACCAGTTCCTCACGGTGCTGGAGCAGAGCCATATGCTGCCCAAGCTGCAGCACACCAAGCTGCAGAACGCCATCGTTAACGCCATGTATGCGGCGACCATCGAGAGCGAACTGGGCACCGAAGCCGCGCTGGAAATCATCGGCGCCGGCGAAGAGGGCACCAAGAACATCACCAAGTACATGATGGCGGTCAACAGCTTCAACAGCGGCAGCAAGCTGGCGTTGAACGGGGTGAAGATCCCCCACCTGTGGCCAGGCGAGAAGCTGCACCTGCAGACCAGCGGCAACGTCGACAACGGCTATGCCGACTTCGAGTCGAGCATCCTGCGCTGGATGGCGGCGGGGTTGAACGTGCCCTACGAGCCGTTCGCCCGCGACTACCGGCAGAGCACCTACAGCAGCGCGCGTGCCTCGATGATGGAGGGCTGGCGCTACTACATGGGGCGCCGCAAGGTGATCGCCGCTCGCTTCGCCACGCACCTGTTCGTGCTGGCGTTCGAGGAGGCCCTGCAGCGGCGCCTGCTCACGTTGCCGCGCAACGCCACCCGTGGGTTCTATGAGGCGCGCGCCTCGTGGTGCAACTGCGACTGGATCGGTGCTGGCCGGCTGGCCATCGACGGGCTCAAGGAGGTCAAGGAGGCGGTACTGCGCATCGAATCCGGCCTGAGCACCTATGAGAAGGAGCTGGCGTTGCTGGGCGAGGACTACCAGGAAACCTTCGCGCAGCAAGTGCGCGAGATGAACGAGCGCCGCGAGGCAGGCCTGCCGCCGCCGAGCTGGATGCGCACCCAGGAACTGGCCCCGGACCAGACCGAGCCAACCGAATAGGGCACACCATGAACTATCCGCAGATCGCCAGCCGGGTGCTGAACACACCCCTGTTGCTGGAGCCGGCGTATGCCCGCGTGTTCTTCAGCGCGCTGGGTAGCCGGCTGAACATTGCCGAGCTGAAGGACGAGCAAGGCGCCATCGACATGGGCCAGAAGCTGCGCGTGGACGCTCGCACCTACAACAAGACGCGCACCAACAGCTGGGGCTTCGAAGAGATCCTGTTCCAGGTGGTGGACGGTATCGCCCTGCTGGATGTGAAAGGCACCCTGGCCCACAAGTCCGGCTACCTCAAGCCCACCAGCGGCATGACCGGCTATGACGGCATCATCAACCGCTTCGCGATGATGCTCGCCGAGAGCGACGTCAAAGGCGTGCTGATGGATATGCACACGCCGGGCGGCGAGGTGTCCGGCTGCTTCGACACCGCCGACCGCTTGCGGCAGATGGCCCAGCAAGCCGGCAAGCCGCTTTGGGCCATGGCCTGCGACTCCGCCTGTTCCGCCGGCATGGCACTGGCCAGCGCGGCAGACCGCCGGCTGATCACGCAAACCGGCTATGTCGGGTCGGTCGGCGTGGTGATGGCCCACGCCAGTTACGAGGACTACCTGGAGCAGGAGGGCATCAAGGTCACGCTCATCCACTCCGGTGCGCGCAAGGTCGACGGCAACCCCTACGAGGACTTGCCCGACGAGGTGCTGAGCCGCTTCCAGGCCGACACCGACGCGCTACGCCAACAGTTCGCCGAGCTGGTCGCCCGCAACCTGGGCACCACCAGCGAGGCCGTGCTGGCCACCGAAGCCGCGGTGTTCCGTGGCCAGGCGGCAATCGACGTCGGTTTCGCCGATGCCCTGGTTAATGGGCATGAGGCGGTGGCCGAGTTCTCTGAGTACCTGTCCAGCCAGGGCAGGACGACAACCCTAGGAGTCAATCGCATGACCGGTACCACTACCGCGCCGACTGCCGAAGCTGCGCCGCCTGCCCAGGCGGCCAGCGAGGCACCGGCCACCGTCGACACTGCCGCCGCAGCCAGTGCCGAGCGCACGCGCGTGCAGGGCATCCTGCAGCATGCCGAGGCCCAGGGCCGCGGCAAACTGGCCAACCACCTGGCCTTCAACACCTCGATGAGCGTCGAGGATGCCGCCGCCATGCTGGCCGCTGCCGAGAAAGAGCAGGGCGCCAACCTCGATGCCAGCACCGCGCTGGACAAGATGATGGCCAGCGAACAACAGCCGAACCTCACCGCCGGTGGTGGTGACGCCAAACCCAACAAGGCCCAGGAAATCGCCGCTTCCTACGCCGCCGCCACGGGAGTGAAACTCGCATGAGTATCGTCAACGAACCCACCGACAACTGGATCACCGGTTCGCACCCGTATCACACCGCGCTGGGCACCATCGCCAGCGGCGAGAACCTGGTGGCCCGCACTCCGCTGGGCCAGGTCACCGCCAGCGGCAAGTTCGTGGCCTGGGACCCGGCGGCCACCGACGGCTCCGAGCAGGCCGTGCGCCTGAGCCTCTATGCCACCGACGCCAGCGCCGCTGACGCCGAGGCGCAGATGATCACCGGCGGCAGCTTCAACCCGGAGCTGGTCGCCTGGCCGGACGGCGTCACCGCCGCGCAGAAGCTCGCTGCATTCGTGGGCACGCCCATCGTCCTGCAGCTGCCCGTGTAAGCGCGGGCGCCACAATCCCCCAAGGCCGCCACGCGGCCTTTTTCGTTTCAGGAGAACCGAACCATGGCCGCTGGCTACGATACGACCACTCTGCTGGGTGTGAAGCAGATCCTGCCGAAGTTCACCCCGCTGTTCATCCAGATGTTCTTTCCCCAGGTCGCCACCTTCCCCAGCGAGGAAGTGGCCTTCGACAAGATCAAGAAGGGCGTGCGCCTGGCGCCGTTCGTGTCGCCGATGGCCTCCGGCCGCGCGCGGCGCGAGCGTGGCGGCCAGCTGCTGACCTTCAAGCCGGCCTACCTCAAGCCGACCGACGCGGTGAAGCCCAGCCGCACCCTCAAGCGCCGCCCGGGTGAAGCCCTGAACGGCGAGCTGAGCCCGGCGCAGCGCATGGACGCCATCCGCGCGGACATCCTCAACGACCACGAGCAGGAGATCGTCGCGCGTGAGGAATGGATGGCCGTGCAGGCCGTGCTCACCGGCAAGGTGGTGGTAGCGGGCGAGGACTACGAGTCGCAGGAGGTCGACTACGGTCGCAGCACCGACAACCAGGTGGTGCTGGCTGGCGCCGCCAAGTGGGACACCGTCGACCCGGACACCTACGACCCCTCCAGCGACCTGGAAGACTGGGCCGTAGCGGCCAACGGCACCGTCAGCGTGCTGCTGATGGACAAGCTGGCCTGGCGCCTGTTCAGCAGCTTCAAGGCGGTGAAAGACAAGCTGGAGACCCGCCGCGGCAGTACCTCCCAGCTGGAGCTTGGCCCGCAGCTGGAGCGCGAGGTAATGCGCAAGGGCTTCTACGGCGAGTACGAGATCCTGGTGTACACCGGCAAGTACGAGGACGGCGAGGGCACCAAGCTCAACTACATGCCGGATCACACCGTGTTGATGGCCCCGGCCAGCGCGGACAACGTGATGGCTTACGGCGGCATCCAGGATGCCAAGGCCAACGCCATGGGCATCGTGGAAACCACCCGCTACCCGAGCAACTGGTTTACCGACAACCCCAGCGTCGAGTGGCTGCAAACCCAGGCCGCGCCGGTGCCGGCGCTGTTCGACGCCGACGAGTTCGTCGTCATCACCGTGGCCTGATCGGCCTTCCCCTGAACAGGCCGCCCATGCGGGCGGCCCATGGAGCATGCACGCATGGCCAAGTACATCGTAAAAGCCACCATCCAGACCCTGGAGAAGGGCAAGAAACTCGTCCTCAAGCCCGGAGCCGAGCCGCAGGAAGTGCCGAAAGGCCTGGTCAAGGAACTGCTCGGCAAGGGGCTGATCGAGGAGGTTGCCGGTGCCTCGGGCAAAGCCACGCCGCCTGATGCCGATGCTGGTGCCGGTGGCACCGGCGACGACAACTCGGGCGACTGAGCATGAGCAGCGACTTCGACCGGCTCATGCGGCGAGCGGACGACAGCCTCTTCCGTGTGTTCGGTGAGGATCGCTGCAACGGCAAGCCAACCTACACGCCGCCCGGCGGTGCGCCGGTGGCGTGCGAGGTGATGCTCTCGCGCGATGTCAGCGTGGCCGGTGCGGACGGCATGTTCCGCTCGGTGAAGATCCTCGCCGACATCCGCGGGCACCAGGTGCGCGGCAAGCGCGGCGGCTTGCTTGAGCTGGCCGAAGGGCGCTTCAAGCTGGCCGAGCCCGTGGGCAACGATGGCCTGGTGGAACGCTGGGAGCTGCTGGAGGTGACCTGATGGCTGGCTACGACAGCGTGCGGGTCGAGTTCCGTGGCGACCCCGCGCGGTTCGATGCCGCCCCGGACAAGCTGCGGCGTGCCGTCCAGCTGGCCCTCAACACCGTAGGCCGTAGCACCCGCACGCAAAGCTGGCGGGAGATACGGGCGGAAATCAACCTCAAGCCCAGCTACATCCAGAACGAGGTCAACTTCATCCCGGCCACGCCGGACGAGCTGCGCGTGACCATCTTCGCGCGCTCGCGAGGCGTGACGCTGAGCCAGTTCCCGCACCGCCAGCTGTGGCGGCAAGGGAAGAACGGCAAGCGCGTGCCAGCCGGTGTGCGGGTGGACGTTGGCAAGGGCTGGACGGAGCTGAACGAGGGCGCCTTCATCGCCCCCATTGGCCCAACGGGTGGGCTGATCGCCGAGCGGATCGGCAAGCCCAGGTTGCCGCTGGAGGTGCTGCACGGCCCATCGCCGTCGCAGGTGCTCAACACCAAGCTGGAAGACATCGGAGCCGACGCCGAGCGCAAGCTCGACGCCGAGACCGAACGCCAACTGAGGCGCATAAACCTATGACCAACCCCATCAAGCAGGCGGACCAGGCCCTGGTCGACCGCCTGGGGCAGATCACGCCAGCCAACGGCTACCTGACCGATGCCGGCACACGCATCAAGGAAGGCTGGCTGGCCGAACTGCTGCAGGCCGATGACTTGGTGTTTCCGTTCATCGCTAAGCAGCCTGCCCTGTACGTGCCCGGCAGCTGGGGGCCAGGCGCAGTGCTGACGCGGGTAGGTCGGCGCATTGTCGGCGCCGTGGACGGTAGCCGCGATGACTACCTCGAGCAGCTCGAGGAGCTGTATTGCGATCTGGTGGCCTGCCTGCAGGTGCCGGAAGGCATCCCCAACCCCTGGGGGCCAAAGGGGCCGCGTCAGGTAACGCTGGAGCCTGGCCAGATGTTCCCGCCCGGTGATGGCCTAGCGGCCGGCACCGTGCTGTTCCCACTCCAGCTTCACATCCACATCAACGCAGGTAGAACACCATGAGTGGACGCAAGCAAGACGCGGCCCCGGCGGGCAGCGAGAAAGAAAAAGCCAAGCGCGAAGACGTCGTGCTTGTTAAAGACCACGACCACGGCGGCAAGCCGTGCAAGGCCGGCAGCACCATCAGCGTGCTGCCGCATCAGAAGGCCTGGCTGCAGCAGCTGGGCAAAATTGCCAAGCCGGGTGAAGGGGAGGGCAAATAATGGTCTGGGTAAAAGAGACGTTCATTGTTGCGGGTCGCATCCTCTGCCGCCCGGCCGGCACGGGCAAGCCATTTGAGCCCATGGGCCTTGGTTCCACCATGACCCAGAACCACGAGGTGAACAAAATCACCCTGACCAACACCATGATTCCGGCCGGCGGTAACTACGATACCTACAGCCGCGTCACGGCCATGACCCTGGGCTTCAACTTTCGCGAGTTCTTCACCGCGAACTTCGCCCGCTTTCTGTGGGCTGAGGTGACTGACCTGCCGTCCGCGCCGGTTACCGGTGAGGTGGTAACGGTGGGTGTCAACATGGTGAGCATGCTGAGCAAGATGCCGCTCAGCATCACCACTGTGGTCGATGCGGAAACTGGGCTTGTGGAGTACGACGAAGACATAGACTTCCGCCTCACCGGCTCCGGCATCGAGCCGCTGCCTGGCGGCCCGCTGGCAGCAGCGATTGCTGCGGCTGAAGCTGCCGATGAGGAATACCAGCTCGAGGTCGATTACGTCAGCGCGCCTATCGATGATATCCAGCCGCTGGCCGGTACTGCAGTTGAGCTGGAGATTCTGTTCGAGGGCGTGAACGCCGTGGGCACACAGAAGCGCACCAACAACCTCTACTACCGTTGTAAGTTCGACCTGGTTGCCGCGCTGAGCTGGATCAACGTCGAAGATTTCATGGGCATGGAGGTCACCTGTGAGGTGCTGGGTGATTCTTCGCGTATCGGTGCCGGCGTTTCGCCATACATGAAGATCATGAAAGAGAAGCCGATGCCGGCGTGACGCCAGGGTGGCCAGGGATGGCTACTTTTACTGTATAAGTGTACAGTAATGGCTTGTGACAATTTCTACCTGACGAGGGCGGCCCTTCTGTCAAGATGAATTTGACGCAATCACTTGACTTGGGCAGAATCGCGCCCCAATTTGATAGTGGCATTTTGTACAGGGGGGCGAAAATGAGTAAATCTCTAGCAGTAGCTCAGTACATACTCGATGCGACTCGTGATATGCACGACGATGCGCTTACGCCAATGCAGCTAATCAAACTCGTTTATGTCGCTCACGGGTACATGTTGGCTGAGTACGGTGAGCCCTTGCTTCGTGAGCCTGTAGAGGCTTGGAAGTACGGACCAGTAGTTCGTAGCGTTTACGAGGCGGTACGCGATTATCGTTCCTCGCCTGTTGATCAAGTGCCGGGTGCGCATCGTTGGAATGGTCGGTTCACCGAGCAGGAATGTGACATCATGGATCAGGTGGCTGAGATCTATGGTGGAATTAATGGTGTACGCCTTTCGGCCGCAACCCATAAGCCAAATACGCCTTGGAGTATCACTTGGGATCGTTTCGGGCGGAACGCCGAGATTTCCAATGATTTGATTGAGGATTTTTACGATTACATCCTCTCTCAACCAAGCCACTCATCTCTATAGGCCAGTCGTATAGGGCGTAAAGGGATGTTTGACGATTCTGATGAGCAGGGCAGCCTAGAAAAAAGGCCCAGGTTCTTTTCCAAGAAAACCAAAACCGCGGATACCCTTGCCAACAGCGAAGCAGCTGCGCTAGCCAGTAACGAGGATCTTGACGCGAATGGGCGGAAGCAAGAGCACGGCCGTCACCAAAAATTTCGTGATCATGCCAACCTAGCTGCAATCTTGGTGCTCTGGTTCGTCGTAGCTTTGACCCTCTTAGGAATGTTTGTTTTCAGCGTCAATCTGATGCTTCCAGAATGTCACCAATGGCTCACCCCTGCTGCGCAAGAAAAAATTCAAACGCTCCTGGCGGCTGCGTTGTTATCAAGTGCGATGACTGGTTACGTCAATAGGCGTATGGAGCCATAAGCGTATGAAGATCACTGCAGGGACATTCGGTATCAAGGGCTCGGCTTTCATCGGCGGAGGCAAGCTGCACATCGAGTCATCCAAGAAGGGCAGCTATCTGCCGGCGCAGATTCACAGCGTCGAGGTCGATCAACTGACCGACAAGCGCTTCAGCGTGGGTCGTGCACTACTGGGGGCATTCCTACTGGGGCTTCTACTCATGCTGGTGGGTGGGCCCATCGGTTTACTGGCGGGCGTGCTGATCGGCGCACTTGGCGGCTTTGCTGCCGACAAGAGCAACGCCGCCGACGTCGCCTTCGTCGACGGCAACAAGGTGCGGCTGATCTGTACCGACCGCGCCGTAAGCAAGTTGATCAGATTCAAGGGCTAAGCCCTCAACGAAATCAAAACCCGCTTCGGCGGGTTTTTTATTGCCCGGAGAAACACATGAGCGATGGCGCTGTTGGTAAATCGGTGATCAAGAAGCTGAGCAGCCGCACTGTGGTTTGCAGCGAGCTGACTGTGGGGCAGGTGCGCGGCCTGTTGCAGGCGAAGCCCGGCGCCGACCTGGTGGACGAGCTGCTGCTGGAAGACGTGCGCCTGGTAGACCTGCCGGTGTTCACCGGCCTGCCGATTGGCGATATCGAGCAGATGCTGCCCAGTGACCTGGAGCAGGTGGTGGAAGGCTGCAAGGAGGCCAACCCCAGTTTTTTTCGAATGCTGGCCAAGGTGGCCAGCCTCCGGACGCCAGCCTGAAAACGCTGGATGAGGTGGCGTGCCGGATGATCCGGCTCGGCCATCACGGCGTTTGGGGCTACCCGTGGTCGTTGTTTCTGCGCGCGTTGAAGGGGTGATGTATGGCTGACGTAGAGCTGCGGCTGGTTGCGGACGTCGAAAACGCCGTCAAGGGCATCGGCAGCCTGAGCAAGGAATATCAGGGCCTGGTCAGCCAACTGGCCAAGCCGCTGAAGCAGGTGAATGCCTTCCGCGAGCTGGAAAGCAGCCTGGAGAGTACCGAGCAGCAGGCGCGCCAAGCGCGCGATCGCGTGCGTGACCTCGGCAACGAGCTGGCTCGCACCGCCGAGCCCAGCAAGCAGCTGACAGCCGAGTATCGCAATGCGGTGAACGAGCTCAAGCGCTTGGAGCGTGCCGAGGGTACCGCCCAGCAGCGCCTGGCTGCGCGCCGCCGTGAACTGCAGGCCGCTGGCGTTGATACCAGTAACCTGGCTGCCGAGCAGCGACGCTTGAGCCAGGAGATGCAGAAGGCGCTCGGCGAGGGCCGCGCTGACCAGCAGCTGCGCACCGCGCAGAAAAACCTGGGTGTCGGCGAAATCGAGCGAACCCAGCGCGAGCTGGTTCAACTGCGTAGCGAGTACCGGCTGGTTACGGCCGACGGCAATCTCTCTGCCAAGCAGCGTGCTGAGGCCGAGGCGAACTACCGGCGTAGCGTGAGCGAGACCCTGGCCTCGCTGCGGCAGTTGCGTGCTGCCGCAGTGCCAGGACCAGGCCGTGCAGAGGCGCAAGCGGCCCTGCAGGCAGAGGCGCGCGCCGCTGCCGCGGCTGTCGAGCAAACCAAGCAGCTGGCAGCCCAGCGCGCGCTGGGCGTTGGCAAGATTCAGGAGTCGCAGCAGGCCTTGGTGAAATTGCGCGAGCAGTATCGCCTGGTGATGAGCGACGGCGACCTCTCCGCGAAGCAGCGCGCCGAAGCCGAGGCGGCCTACCATCGCCGCGTGCAGCAAACCCTGGCGGAACTGCGCAAGCTGCGGGCGGCTACGACCGAGCAGGAGAACCAGGCCCAGCGCGCCGTGGCGGCTGAGGTGCAGCGCCGGGCCGCGGCGCGTGAGGGCATTCGCGCGCAGTCGGCCGCTATTGCGCAGGCCGCGCGTGAGCAGCGCATGGCAAGCCTTGAGGCGGCGCGCGCTGACCTTGGCGTAAGTCGTTACCGCCAGCTGCAGGCCGAGCTAGTGCAGGTGCGCAGCCAGTACCAGTTGCTGCGCACTACCGGCAACCTAACCGGCCGCGAGCTGTCCATCGCGCAACGCGCCATGACCGAGCGTGTACGCGAAACCCAGCGCGCCCTGCGCGAGATGAACGCCGAGCAGCGTCGTGGCAGTGGCATTTCCAGCCTGGCCGGCGGCATCGGTGGCGCCATTGGGGCTGTCGGCGCGGGCTATGCGGCTGTTTCCGCCGTCACCTCGGTGGCGCGCACCGCCGACGCCTACAACCTGATGAACGCTCGCCTGCGCCTGGCCACGACCAGCCAGGAGGAGTTCAACGTCGCCCAGCGCGAGCTGAGCCGCATTGCCCAGGAAACGGAGGCGCCGGTGCAGTCGCTGGTGACACTGTACGGGCGCATCAGCCGGCCTCTGCGGGATGCCGGGCGCAGCCAGGACGATATCCTGCGTCTGACCGAAGCGGTATCCACCTCGTTCCGTGTGTCCGGCGCCACCGCGCAGGAGGCCGAGAACGGTGTGATCCAGTTCGCTCAGGCGCTGGGCGCCGGCGCGCTGCGCGGCGAAGAGTTCAATAGCGTGGCCGAGCAGGCGCCGCGCTTGATGCAGGCGCTGGCCGACGGCATTGGCGTGCCGGTTGGTGCGCTGAAGGAAATGGCCGCACAGGGAGAGTTGACCGCTGCGGTGGTGACTGACGCCCTGAGTGGGCAACTGGACGCACTGCGCGAGGAGGCCGAGGCGCTACCGGATGCCGTTGGTGGTGCAGCGACGAAAGCGGCAGATAAATGGCGAGCAGCGGTTGGCCAGGCCGATGTGCAGCCGCTGATCGACAGCATCAATAGCCTGGGCGAGACGCTGAGTGATCCGGTAGTGGTCGATAACCTGGTGACGCTGGCCTCGGCTTTGGCCACTCTGGCTGGCACTGTTGTTGAGGGCGCTTCCGAGTTCGTCGACTTCGGCAAGCGGATTGCTTTCATTGCTGCCAACGCGTCAGGCCTGGTCGGCGAGCTGGACCAGGTTGACCAGCAGATAGCTGACCTGGATCGCAGCATTGCTGGTACTGGGCTGAGCACGACCATCGATGGCTTGCTTTACAGCAAGGAGGAACTGCAGGCGAAGCGCGATGCGCTGGTAGCCTTCCGCGCCTCTATCGTCGAGCAGCAGACAGGGTTGAATGCCGAGGTGAAGCATCTGGCGGATGAAGCAGCTGCTGCCGCCAAGGCTCAGCGTGCCGCCGAGGTTGCCAGCTACGCCACCTACGTCGCCGACATCGAGACCCTCCGCAAAAGCCAGATCAAGGCCGCTGAAGATGGCGCCAAGAAGCTGGTGGCCGCCGAGAAGAAGGCGATCAACGACCTGCAGAAGGTGCGCGATGAGCGTCTAAAGATCGACCAGCGCTACCAGCAGGCCCTGGCGGATATCCAGAACGGCCCCGGCTCGGCGCCGAGCCTGATGCAGTACAGCGCGCTGAAGCGCGGCGCCCAGGCGGCGCTGGACAATGGCGATATCGCCGGTGCCCAGCAGCAGGCCCAGGCGGCGCTGAAGGTGCTGCAGGATCTGGCCGCCGCCGGCGAGAGCACGGTGGGCTTCAGCTTCTTCGTGCGAGAGCTGCGCGATATCGAACTGGCCGCCAACGACCTGGAGCAGAGCAACGCCGAGGACAAGCTGGCGAGCATCCGCGATGAGATGCAGCAGCTGAAGGACCAGGCCGCCGCGCTGAAGGAATTGCCGGTTTCGGTGAAGGCCGACGAGGCCAGCATCGAGCAGGTGCGCACTGCCATCGAAAGCCTGGTGGCACAGCTTGGCCAGCAGGAGGTGGTCATTCCTGTGCGGGTGGTGCACCCGGATGGCCCGATCATCAAGGATATCGGGCCGGCACCGCAGGACGTGATACTGCGCGACCTGCCGAAGCTCGCCGGTGGTGGCCAGCTGCGCGGCCCTGGCACGGGCACCAGCGACAGCATCCTGATGTGGGGCTCCAACGGCGAGTTCATGCAGCCGGTTTCGGCGGTGCAGTACTACGGCAAGGACTTCATGGAAGCTATCCGCCAGCGGCGCCTGCCGCGCTACGCGACCGGCGGTGAGATCGGCATGCGGCCCATGCCCGCCATTCCACCGCTGGCCCCGGCCCTGCAGCAGCAACTGTCCGCCCCTGGCGGCGGCGCCGATCAGGACTGGGGCTCGATGGTGATCGACCTGGGCAATGGCCCGGCGCCGATCCGCATGCCGCGCAGCACGGCCGAGGAGATCCGCCGCGCCGCGCGCAAGTTCGGCAGCACCCGGCCACGCACCTGACCCCCTGAACCAAGCCCGCCCCGCGCGGGCTTTTTCATGCCCGGAGTATTGAATGACTGCCCATCGCGTGATGCTCGGCGGCGTGCCGCTGCGCCTGCAGCATGGTCTGCCGCAGCAGACCTACACCCCGTTGGGTGACGGCCCGGTGCTGCGGCGTAGCCGCGGTGCGGGGGTGAAGATGCAGCACTGGGACCCGCGCTGGCAGATCACCGTTTCCGGCGAAGGCTGGATGGGGCCGGGGCTGGCGGCGCTGGACTTCACCCAGGCGCTGGAGCTGCGCTGCACCCAGCAGATGGAGCTGCACACCACCAGCACCAGCACGGTGATCCCCGGCAACGTGCGGCCGGATGTGGAGCCCTGGGCCCTGGCCTTTACCGGCCGCGACTGGGTGAAAGCGCCGATTACCTGGGACGCCGAAACCAAGGCGGTGACCATCACCCCCGTGGCCGGCGCGCTGGAGTATCAGGTGTGCTGGATGCCGGTGTTTACCGTGCTGATGGCCCGCCCCACGCGCGGGCTGGACGCCGGCACCAACGTGCACAGCTGGTCGTTCACCGCCGAGGAGGCCTAACCGATGATCAACGCACTGCTGATCAACGGCGCGCCGATCAACTCGGGCAGCATGGGTGGTGGTGGCGCGGCGGTGGTTGTCGAGCCGCGGGTGAGCATCCTCTGGCGCGCGCGAGTGATGCTCGACGGCGTGGACGTGAGCGATCTGCTGATCGGCACCATTCGCGTCGAGGAGGAGCGCGGCGCGGCCAGCCTGGCCGACTGCGCCATTCTGCTCGACCCGGGGCCGGTGAACCCGCTGAGCTACACCGGCAAGCCGTTGAGCATCCACTACGTGGAATGGCGCGACGGCGCCTGGGTGGAGTACCTGCTGTTCAGCGGCTGGGTGATTCGCCCGAGCTTCGAGCCGGTGGAGCGCACTGTGGCGTTCGAATGCAGCGATCGCATCCAGGATGCCGTCGAGGCGCTGAGCGTGGCGCAGGTCGATGCCCTGGCCGGCGGCTACTGGAGCGCCGACCTGTTCGAGGCGCCCGAGGGCCGCAGCCGCTGGGACTATCTGCAGGAGCGCCTGAGCACCCGCGCCGCCAGCCTCAACCGCACCGCCGCCGGCACCCTGGTGGTAACGCCTTGGGCGGCCACCGCGCCGGCGTTCGTGTTCGGCGAGGGTGTGACCATGGATCGCAGCCTGGGCTGGAGTCCGGTCGACCTCTCCGACCGGGTGAACGTGGTGGAGCTGGAGGCCCTGCAGCGCTTCCCGCGCCTGCGCGAGCGGCACCAGCCGTTCGCCTGGGAGCACCCTGCGGTGGTCGGCCTCTCCGACATTGACGGCTTCTGCTTCTGGCATACCCAGACCACCGAACTGCCCGATATCCCGATGATCGAGGAGGGCAGCGAGGGCGCCGGGTATCAGGCCATTCTCAACGCGGCCTGGTATCGCCTGCCGCTGACCGAGACCGCCGGCCAGAACACCGGCAGCTTCTGCGACCCGCAGTTCGCCTGGGTGAACAACTACCCCGACCTGCTGCTGGGCGGCGAGTGGACCAGCGCGCGGCGCTGGGTGCAGCCGGTGACCGAGCTGTACCGCATTCGCGTCGAGGCGCCGCAGAGCGTGATCGATGCCGGCGAGGTGATCCGCCGCGACCGCGTGGCGGTGGACAGCAGCGACAACGAGCGCGCCGACACCTGGGGCGAGGAGGCCTGGACGGCGCCGGCGGCCGACGCCACCCAGGACGCCCTGGGCGACTGGGTGGTGGACCTGCGCGAGGCGGCGCGCTGGCAGCAGGCGCTGACCTGCGCGGTGGCCATCCAGCGCGTGCAGATACTCGCTGCGCACCGCGGCAACCGCCTGAGCTGGCAGGTGCCGACCAGCGACGCCATGGGCGTGACCCTGGCCCACACCCTGCGCGTTGAGGACCAGGGCGTTATCTGCGAGGCGCCGGTGTGGATGCTGGTGCACGAGCTGAGCATCGACGAACAGACGGCGCTCACCACCGTGGTGCAGGGCGTGAGCCAGGGCGGCGGCAGCATCAATGACCCGATCACCGTACCGCCTGCCCCACCGAGCACGCCGGCCGGCGAGGTGCCGCTGCTGATCCAGCTGCCGACGCAGCTGGGCGGCCAGGCCGAAAGCCCGCCGTATGACGAGGAGCTGGACGGCTTCAGCGGCAACTACCCGACGATTCTGGAGCCGTACCCGCGGCGCTTCCAGATCACCGCGCCGGAGATCCCGGCCGACCACCAGGACGAGTACGAGGCCGAGGCCACGGTGACATACCGCGTCGCGGTGCCCAATGACCTGTTGGAGTTCGTGTAATGGCAAGCCTTGCAGAGCAGCGACGGGCAATCGGTGCCGGCATCACCGCCAGCCGCCAGGCCACCGCCGGCACCGAGCGCCGCGCCATAGGTGCGGCGATGGAGGCCAGCCGGCGCGGCACGCTGAAAAACGACCTCAACGCCCTGGAAACCAGCCCACGCAAGAGCGGCCAGCTGCGCACCCTGGAGCGCAAAGGCGCGCGGCCGCCGACCTCGGGCGTGGGCTACTGGAACCCCAGCCGGGTGCCGAGTAGCGGGGCGGGTATTGCCAGCCCGTTGATCGAGAAGCTGGCCGTGGTGGAGGGCGTGAGCGTGCCCGACCGCGAATACTGGCCCAACGGCCTGACCACCAGCGACGGGCTGTTCGTGCTGCCGGCGATAAAGACCCTGAACCTGATCGACGCCAACGGCGCCGATGTGCAGATCCAGCTGGCCGACCCCGAGGGCACCACGGCATGAACGTACCGCCCTGGGGCTGGCCCTGGCACGGCCGGGTAGACACCCTGAACCGCCTGCACCTGCCCAACGGGCAGACCATGCCCTACTTCCCGCCGAGCCGCGCCAACCACACCTACCGGGTGAAGGTGCCCGGCGTGGCGCCGGTAGTGCGCACACTCGAGGAGTTGGCGGCCGACACGGCGCTGGGGCGCGAATGGCGCAACGAGGCCATCATGCAGGCGCACATGCTGTACGGGCGCGAGCTGGATGGCTGGATCTACAGCGCGCCGGACAACACCCGTTGGGTGATCCGCCTGAGCGGCAGCGCGGTGCGTTTCGGCGTGCTCGGCGGCAAACCCGAGAGCCAGGCGCTGCCGGTGAGCTGGCCGACGGACGATATCGAGGTAGGCGACGAGCTCAACCTGGGCGGCACGCCGTACCTGGTGCAGCGCTGGCCCCTGCCGGTGGACGTAGCGCCGGACGGCGCGCGCGCCATCTTCATGCTGTACGCCAACGACCCGAGCTTTAACGTCGGCCTGCGCCCGCTGCCGCTGGGCTTCCAGCTGGTGACGGTGAGCGGGGAGAGCGGCGCCATCAGCCTGAGCATCACCACCCTGCGCACCCTGGAGCAGACGCTGGGCACGGCGGTATTCGAGGACCTGCGCGAGCGCGAGGAGCGCACCAACCGGCAAACCGTGCCGCCGCACCCGGGCACCAGCCGTGACCTGGCGCCGGATCGGCTCAAGAGCGACGACCCGCCCGGTACCGTGTACGCCACTGGCGACGCGCAGACCGGCAGCGACTACATGAAATCCGTCGGCACCATGGCCAGCCATGTGCTCGGGCGCATTCTGGCGCTGTGGTTCAACCCGCTGGGCGAGATCATCGAATGCACGCTCGACTATCGCATTGACCTGGACGTGAGCTTCCCTGAGATGGAGCGCACGCCCTCGGTGACCGACCCGGATAACAAAGACCGCTGGGCGCGCATCAATACCCGCCTGCAGCGCGTCGAGCACCTGCTGCAGGTGGGCGGGGTGGAGGTCTACACCTTCTGGCGCACCGATCGCTCGCTGTGGGACAGCTTCTATCCGGCCATCGGTTCGTTCTACCGCAACGAGTACGAGTGGGAGATGGACGACGGCCGCGGCGAGTTCATCGAGACCATCGACAGCTCGGTGCTGCTGGAAGACCCGCTCGATGCGCCAACTGACGCCACCCGCCTGTACGCCGGCAACGAATGGCGCCTGCTGAGCAACAACATCGCCGTGCTGCTGCGCGGCTACAGCATCGACGACGGGCCGAACCAGGTGCAGTACGCCGGCTGCGCCACCCCGCAGGGCGTGGTGCCGCTGAGCGGCATCGAGGACGGCACCATAAACGTCAACCAGCCGGCCGGGCCGCTGGAGTTCGCCTGTTTCAACCCGTTCACCGGCGAGATTTCTGACCCGGTGGGCGACACCGTGACTTTCGTGTGAGGCCCGCATGCAGCTATTTCTGAACAACTGGAGCGCCGCGCTGACCGTTGCCGCCACCGACGCCGACACGGCGATGACGGTAGCGCCCGAGGCGGCCGCGCTGCTCGGCGAGATCACCCCCGGCGACCACTACGTCGCGACGCTGGAGGGCGAGGCCGGTATCGAGATTGTGCACATCACCGCCACTGCCGCTGGCGAGCTGACGGTGCTGCGCGCGCAGGAGAGTACTGCGGCCCTGTTCTGGCCGGCTGGTGCGGCATTGGAGCTGCGCATCACCGCCGCCACGCTGGCGGCGCTGCAGAGTTCGGGCGGTGGTGGCGGGGGTAGCGTTTTCGGCACGCCGCGCCTGCCGCTCAACGCCATGGTTTGCCCGTTCGAGCTGACGACCGGCGGCAACATCAGCTACCTCGCCAACACCCTCTACGCGGTGCCGTTCGAACCGGCCTACGCGATGACCATCGACCAGGTGGGCATCCGCATCCAGGTGGCCAACGCCAGCGTGACGGTGCGCGTGGCGCTGTTCACGGCCGACGAGGACGGCTGGCCCGACGAGCGCATCGACCTGGTCAACATCTCGGCGGCCAGCAGTGGCCATCAGGTTGGGGCGCTGAGCCTGCCGCGCGAGTTGGAGCCTGGGCGCCTGTATTGGCTGGTAATTCAGCCGACTGGCGGCAGCGTGAACCTGGTGAACGTCGGCGCGCGCGCCATCGGCATGACCAGCACCGGCATCAGCGCTCGCATCCTGCGCCGCTCCAGCGCCTCGATGCCGGCCACCTGGTCGTTCGTGCCTTCCGACCTCGATCTGGCAATCGACGCCTCGCCGTTCGTCTCCATCCGCCGCAGCGCATAACCCTCTCACCCTGAACCGGAGTAGCCAGCATGCAGCCGGCCTGCGAAAACCTGCCCGTCACCCCGGGCACCACCTACCGCGACACCGTGCGGCTGATGCAGCCGGCGTTCGTCTACCTGCCGATCACCACCATCGCCGGCACGTCGAGCGGGGTGCGCCTCACCGTTGAGCACGGCCTGGCCGGCGATTGGCCGGTGTGGGTGCGCGGCGTGGTGGGCATGCCCGCGCTCAACCGCGAGCCGGGCAAGGCGACGCCCTGGCGCGCCAGGCGCCTGGATGCCGACGCCCTGGAAATCAACCAGCTCTCCGGCGCCGGCCTCGCGCCCAGCGGCGGCGAGCTGGCCTACAACCTGCCGGTGGACCTGGCCGGCGCCACGCTGGCCATGCGCTTTACCCGCGACGGCCAGCAGCTGCTGCAGCTCACCCTCGGCGCCGGCCTGGCCAGCCCTTCGCCGGGCACCATCACCCGCGAACTCACGCCGGCGCAGACCGCGCTGCTCACCGGCGCCTGGCGCTACACCCTGGACGTGACGTTCAGCGACGGCACGGTGACCCGCTACTACGAAGGCGGCCCGGCGCCGGCGCGGTGTGGCAATGGATGCTGACGCCTACGTTGCCGTGCTGGAACTGCCCGACCTGCAGACCGGCGAGGTGGAGCGCGAGTACCTGGTGGTGCTGCAGCAGCCCGAGGTGCACGGCATCACGCAGGGCGAGCAGGGCCCGCCCGGGCGCCAGGGCATCCCCGGCCCGGCCGGGGGCGCCGCGGTGGAGCGCCAGGCCGGCGAAACCCTCAGCGCGCTGCGCGCGGTGTACGAGCTGGACGGCCAGGTGTTCGCCCTGGATTACCGCGACGCCGAGCACATCGACCTGCTCTCCGGCATCACCCTCAGCGCCGCCGAGGTCGGCACGCCGATCAACGTGCAGAGCCTCGGCCCCCTCGATGACAGCGCCTGGAACTGGCAGCCCGGCCCGGTGTGGCTCGGCGCCAATGGCGCGCTCACACAAACCCCGCCGGCGGACGGCTACGACGTGCTGATCGGCGCGGCGGTATCCGCCACCCGCCTGCTGCTCAACCTGCAACCCCCCATCGACCTGGAGTAACCCCCATGGCACAAGGTTTTCTCGCCCGCGTTGCGGGCCGCACCGTACAGATCTTCGCCACCGTTATCTCGGCCGGCGCGCCGAATGCCGGCAACATCCCCGCCCTTGGCGATGACGGCCGGCTCGACGAGAGCGTGATGCCCGTCGGCATCGGCGCCGACACCACCCAGGCGGTGGCCAGCGAGACGCTCGGCGCCGGCAAGTTCGTCAACTACCACAACGACGGCGGCGTGTTCTCCGCGCGCCTGGCCGACAACAGCAACGGCCGCCAGGCCGACGGCTTCGTGCTCGAGGAGTTCACCGCGGCCACCACCGCCACTGTCTACCCGCTGGACGGCACCAACGCGCAGCTCACCGGCCTGACCATCGGCAGCCGCTATTGGCTCGGCACCGCCGGCGGGGTGACCGACACGCCGCTGGACGAGACAGACGCCGGCAACGCCAACAAGGTCAGCCAGTACCTGGGCGTGGCGAAGTCGGCCACCGAGCTGGTGACCGATGACGACGGCTACGTGGTGCTGTGATGGCAGCGCGCAGGCCGATTGTCTCGGCTGGCGGGCGCCGCCGGCAGTTGCCAGCCGGCGACACCCTGCAGGGCGTGCCGGCGTACCTGCCTGCCTACCAGGCCGGCGGCGCGCTGCTGAAACTGGCCCTTAACCTCGACTACTCGCTCACGGCCTACCAGGCCGGCGGCGGGTCTCTGACCATCCAGGTGATGCTCAATGACTGATGTGAAACCGTTGAAGCTGGTGGCGGCCGGCGGCGGGCTGGGGGAGTTGCGGGAGTTCGCCGATGGCGACGGCGAGTGGTGGGTGGTGGCGCCGTACTGCACGGTAGGCGGCACGGCCAACGCGCTGACCCTCAGCCTGCAGCACGGCCTGGGCAAGCCCAGCGCCTACCGCGCCGGCCAGCAGTTCCGCTTCCGGGCCAGCGCCGCCAACACTGGCGCCACGACGATCAACGTCGCGGGTCTGGGCGCGAAAACGGCCGTGACGGTAACGGGTGCCGCGCTGCCGGCGGGGTATATCCGCACGGACGTGGACACGACGATTACCTACGATGCGGTGGGGGATCGGTTTGTGGTGGGGCGGGAGGAAGAGCGAGGGATAAATGCAAACGGCGGGTTTGTTCGCTATGCCAATGGCCGATTGAGTTGTTCTTCAAACAGAGTCGACTCTGCGCTGGCTATCTCGGTTGCGTTTGCGGGTGGATTCAGGAGTGCCGGGCTGGTGTGGACGTACCCCGCGGCCTTCGCTCAAAGCCCTGTCGCCCACTCTGCTGTCAGGGCTCTTTCCGCTTTTGGCGCGGGAACCACCGGCAATCTGACAACAGAGCTCAACTATTTCTATACGGCGGTAACGTCACAGGCCGCCGCTTCGAGAGAGGCGGCGCTATCAGCAGACGGGTGGTGGTACTTATGAATCTGTATTTCACGCCTACATCGATGTTCGCCAGCTACTCGCTGGCTGTGGCAGGCGACTCTATCGTCATCGATGGCCAGCCCCACGCGCTCTCGGCCCTGGCGGCGCTCGGCGACCATGACCCGCGCCCGCCATTCGTGGTGTCGGCGACCGAAAGCAGTGTGACGCTGATGTTGCCGTACTGGGGCGAGGCGTCCGACGCGGTGCTGTACCCCGAGCCGCTGCTCGATGTGCCGGATGGGCCGGTGCAGCTGCCGGCCTAGTATCGCTGCAACTCGCCGCGCAGGATCGACACCACGCTGGGCGCCTGGATGCTCACCCTGACCTGGCTGTCGTTCAAATCCGTGATTCGTATCGTGATGCCCTGCGTGATGAGCTGTTGCAGCTCATCCTCGGTCACGTCCGGCTCCAGGGTCAGGATCACATCCTCGCCGCGACGCCGTGTCAGTACCAGTGCCATGCCGCCTGCCTCCCTGCAGTAGTAGTTCCCAAACCATCCTAGACCATGCCCGCCGCTGTGCGGGCATTTTCATTTCTGGAGCACCCATGACCCTACTCGAGATCCGCGAGCAGGCCATCACGCCTGCGCTGGCGCTGCTGCCGGCGAAGATGAGCCTGCGCCGCCTGCAGGTCGACCTGCTTATGCTCACCGCGCATCTGCAGGAGGCGCCGAACCGCGAGCAGTGCCAGCTGCCCATTCGCCCCGGCAAATGCGGGCCGGCCCGCGGCATCTGGCAGTTCGAGCGCGGTGGCGGCGTGGCCGGTGTGCTGCGCCACCACGCCAGCCGCGCTGCAGCCGTGGCCGCCTGCCGCGCCCTGGGCATTGAGCCGAGCGTCGACGGTGTGTTCGCCGCGCTGCCCGGCCAGGTGGACGTGATCGACGCCGTTTTCGCCCGCCTGCTGTTCTGGACGGACCCGCTGCCGCTGCCGGCCGTGGGCGACGTCGAGGGCGCTTGGCAATGCTACCTGCGCACCTGGAACCCTGGCGCCTACTCGCGCGGCACGCCGCCGGAGCGCCGCAAGCTGCGACAGAAGTGGGGCGCAAACTACGCGCGCGTGCTGGAAGCGCTGCAGGTGGCAGCATGATCCCGGGCCAGTACCAGCTGGCCGCCAAAGTCGGCGGCGTGCTGCTGCTCATGGCCCTGGCCGGCGGCGCGGTGTGGTGGGGCCTGGCGCCCCGTATAGCCATCGAGGCCCAGCGCGCCGACGGCGCCGAGCGCGAGAAGGCCGAGGCCGAGGCGATGGTAGAACTGCAGGCCGGCGTACTCGCCGCCCAGCAGCAGACCCTCGGGCAGCTTGCCGAAATCGACCGGCGCATGCAGCAGCTCGGCCAGGCCGTCACCCGCAACCAGGCCGCCAGCGCGGCCGCCCTCGAGGAGCTCAAACGCCATGACCAGGCTGTTGCCGACTATCTCGCTGCTGCTGTTCCTGCTGCTCTCGGCCTGCTCTACCAGCGCCCCGAAACCACCGACCCCGCCGCCTACACCGCCCCGGCTGGAGTGCAGCCTGGTGCCGTGCCGCCTGCCGGCCAGGCCACCGCTGGTAATCAATGATGACTGGCGCCGCGCGCTGGACGCCACCGAGGCAGAGCTGCTGAGCTGCGCCGGGCAGGTGCTGGCGTGCATAGAGCGGCAGGAGGTGCAGCGATACGCGGAGTAGAAGGGGCAGAGTGTTGGTAGGAGAGCGGCAACAAACTGTTGGCGAAGAATGAGGCGTGCCTGCAGCTGGGCGGCTATTCTTGGCGTTCAACGTGACCAAGGAAGGCAGCCATGCGACACCTCGTTCTAAAACGCCGCGCCGGAGAGCGTCTCTTTCTGCACGTAGAGCGTGATGCCGACCCCGTAAAGATCCTCGAGCAGCTGCAGGATGAAGGCATCATGCTTGAAGTGCGCGAAGTTCGAGCGGGACAAGTCAAGCTGTCAATTGAAGCCCCGAGTGATGTCGGCATTGCACGGGAAGAGCTAGGCGAGTTCGATGTTCGGGACAGCCGGGGCTATCGGCGGCAGCGTGCAATAAAGGGGGGGAGCTGTTCAGGTCGAGAATCACCCGCAGATCACGAGAAGCGATAATATCTTGCGTGCCAGCCTTTTTGTCCTTTTGATACCTTTATTGCATTTGCCAGGCTGTTTCACTCGGGAACGCTAAATGAAATTCAGCTTACTACTCGCCCGCATGCTCCCCTTATTGCTGATGGTCCCCTTGGCTAATATTCGTGCCGTGGAGGCGCCGCGCGCTGTGGACCCTGCAGTGTGGGGCGCATATGCGCAGCTAGTAGGGCATCGCTTCAAGGCACCCCAAGCCGGTTGGTACGGGTTTGAGATCGTCTGGAGTAAGCCTGGAGAGGAAATTCGCGAGACCAAGTTGTGGTTTGAAACTGGCGACGTGGAGTGGACCCGGTTGGTTCGTCCTGGCGCGCAGAAGGGTGAGCTTATTGCCACCGGTACCGGCTCATACCACCGCAAGCCCAAAGACTGGAAGGGGGTCATCGAATCCGACGGTTCGGTATCTTTTGCTCTGCAAGAAGGCTTTCTTAAGGCCCCCTATCGTGTCACCGTTGTCAGCGGACAACTGAAGATCGAAGAGAGCGGCGAGCCGCCGTTTGCTTTTGTGCCCGAAGCTGCGCATACAGCCACCGATGGCGTGGCGCAGCAATCGACAGTGGCGCCAACAGCATTAATCGACACCTCACCTGCGCAATCCTTTTCGTCAGCACCTGCGGCAGGATCTGCGGCGCCTTCGGGGTACTGGGGAGTGTTGGAGCAACTGGCAGGTAAATCCTGGTTGCAGCACAATTCCGGACTGTGGCAGCTGGACTCTAAATTACTGCGTTATAGCTGGTCAGAGGACCGACGCGCGGTAACGTTGACTTCCGGGGACGGTTACACGGCAAAGAGAATTGGGGCTTTTAGGATGGATTCCACTTCTGGTCAGTTGATTGCTGATACTCAGGATGAAGATGGAAGCCCGGTACAAGCACCAGTAAAAATTGATAGTCGTGGTGTGGTGACTGTACAACTATCCGATAAACGCCGCTCGGTTACAGGAATCGACAGCGATAGTGGCGCACTTAAGATAACTCTGGAAAAACTTACATGGGGAGGAGATTGGAAGAGTATTCAGACCGATTGGTACTTTAATGCTGATCCGGGACCCGGCTGGGGCGTGTTCGCGAAGCTGGTTGGTTATAACTGGGTACTGAATGATGCCGTCAATCTGCATTTTCGCTGGCTTCCTCAGCGAGAGCTCGTTGAGGTCGCTATCTACCACTCCTACTCGTACGAGGGCGGAATCGATTACACGCGACGTAAAAACCAACCACTACAGTTGGTGAGCCGTGGCGAAGGCTCTGAATATCACTTATTCGGGGCGCCGGTGGGGCTGACTCTGTTAGAGGGGGATACTAAAGCCACTCAGATCTCCGGCAAGAATCGCTACCGTTTTGAGCTGCTTTCCTCGCCCGAGCGGCTGCTGATTCATTCGGAGAAATGGGTCGGTGGTGAACTGAGAAAATCTACTGGGACGTTCTACCGAGAAGACCAAAAGAAAAAGAACGAGCGCCTAGCCGGTGTCAAACGTTTCCAGGAAGCCCGTGCGGCTAGTGAACGCTCAGACCGTTGGCTTGCAGCCTCCGAAGCGCTGGGTGGTGTTTTGCAGGCGGCGAACGAGGTCGCCGCAGTACGGGTAGCCCAATCTCAAGCTGACCTTGATGCCACTTTAGATGCTTTAGCCAGGCAGGTAGCAGCCGAACGGACGAGGGGCTTGGGCCAGAAGGCCGAGGAAAGTTCCGGATATCAGTCGACGACAAGTCAGGATCGCATGCGGTTGCGGGATGGGGCCGCCTCCGAGCCAACGAGCTCGGCGAGTCATCTCACTGTCGATGCGGGGAGGGTGAGGGGGGTAGAAAATGCTGTCACCGGTAATAGCCAGGCCTTAACGCAGCAAGTATTTGGTCGCGAACAGCAACTTGCTGAGCAGGAACGCGAAGCGCAGCAGAGAGCTCAACAGCAGATGCAGTCATTTGTGAGAAGCAGTGGAGCATCACAGCCCTTGTCTTCTACTACAGAGCCGAAGCCCGGCGCGATTCAGGACTCCGAGACTGGATCAAAAACATCTTTTATGGGCTGTGTGGTGGATGACCATCGGGGAAAGGTCACTTACTTGTCGAACATCGCCCAGATAGTCCACCAGGGCGATCAGCAGCGATGGAACGAGGTTTTTTTCCGGCGCTTTGTCGCAGAGACCTACAATCGCGATGTTGCGGCACTCTATGGTAGATGTGCGCTCGATTGGAGTAGCTCGGCTGGTGTTGAGCGACAGCTCGAAGGAACCCGTAGGGTACAGGCTCGCAACGGTTTCACTATAGTCGAGGTCGACTGGAGCCCGAGGAAACAGCACTAAGAAGCCACTTAGATCGGCTCTAGAGCAGAACCCCATACCAGAAAGCCGAGTGTAGCCCCGGCTGATCGACCGCTTGCGTAAGTGCTCGGGCCACTGGCTACAGAGTTGCTCTAGGCCATGGCCAAGGGCGAAGTGGATGCACCGGCTACGGCTGCCCAGGTGATGGCGAGTCGCGGGCTTGATCGCGAGGGGGAGTGGGTAGGCTTCGAGCAGGCCGCTGCGGCATGGGCTGGGGTAGACTGCGGTCTTTCTTCCTCGCAGGGGTAGTGCCGTGCTGGTAATCCGAGTGAACGGCAAGCGGCCGATCAAGCTAGAACGCAAGCTAAGCGAGGCCGGTGGTTGGGGGCTGTGGGACTTTCACCGTGCGGAAAGCTCTTACACCCTCGGAGTGAAGACGCACCGCTTGGCGCGCATCAAACCGGCTGAGCCGGCAGCAGGTAAGCCTGTCGAGCTGTTCATCATGCGCGAAGCGTCGGCGCCGGAGGCTGAGTGGATCTCGTTCGGCGAGGGCATCGCGGCTTACGAGTCCGACAGCTGAGGCTGTGTTCAAAAGAAAACGGGCGCCGCAAGGGCGCCCTCGGTTAGCTGGTCAAAAGTAACTGCACCAGCAGTTGAAGCAACCGCAGCATTTCAATCAGCAACGCAACGATCTGCGATGGCATACACGTCCTCCTGGGTCCAACAGCGATGGCCGGATGTTGGTGAGGCGTTTTGCACGTGCTAATGTTCTCTTGCAAGTACGCACTAGCAATGCAAACGCATGCGGGGCTGGTAGTCCAGATTCTCCATTGCCGCTGCAGTCTAGTCAGAGCCGAGAGGGTGGCTGCCCTCTCGGCTTTTTCTTTTCTGCATCACCGTGAAGTCTGATGTCCTGATTGTCAGGCTTTTAATTTTTGGGTGCCTATGTCACTCGTCGGGTCGCCATTTTTAGAAAGGATACATCGCTTTCAGATTTTGCAAACGGAAGGTCTGCCCGCCCGAGTTCACGACATCTGAACCCGCTGAATTTCCCGGCCTTCTTCCCAGCGTGCCTGCCCGTACACCCGGTGCTTTTGGTCAATGATTGCTGGCGGTGCGCCCTCGACGCCACCGCGGCTAAGCTGCGTCGGCCAGGTGCTGTTGTGAATCGAGCGGTAGGAGGCGCGGCGGGACAGGGCGGTTGGCTCGATCCGGCCAAGTAGTTCCGGGTTGTACCCGCGCCTGTGGTTACGGGGTAGGTCTTGAAGTCCTCGCGGCTGATGGCGATCAGCGTCGTCCACCTGCTTGCAGTTCGCCAAGACTCGTCGGCATTGGGGAGTGAGTGGATATCCTTTGGCTCGGGTGTTGCCTCTTATGAGTCTGATAGCTGAAGCTGTATAAGCTCCGGCCCATCGTTCCGCACATTCCCCACCGCCCGGTCGACCGGGTACCACTCGAAGTCCTCGGCCGGGCGGCCCTGGTGCAGCAGGATCTGCTCGGCGCGGTGCGGAGTCGTTGCGTCGTCCACCCACTCGCGGGCCAGCTCAGGGCTGAGCACCACCGGCCTGCGGTCGTGCACGTCCACCATGCCGCCCTCGGCGTCGGCGGTGATGATCACGAAGCCGTCGCCTTCCTGGCTCTCCCCGCCGGCGGGTGGTAGCTGGCCGATGGCCGCGAAGAACAGCGGGTCGCCGCTGCGCAGCCTGATGTAGTAGGGCTGCTTGAGTTTCGGGTTGTCTTCGTCCTTCACCCATTCATACCAGCCGTCGGCCGCGACCAGCGCGCGGTGCGGCCAGATATGCCTGAAGAAGTTGCCAGTGGCGACCTTCTCGACTCGGGCATTGATCGGCGGCGGCATCTTCCCTCGCGCCCAGTGCGGCGCCCATCCCCACCTCACCTCTGCCACCACCAGATGGCCGCCTGTGCTGTGCAGCAGCTGCACTTGGGTGCTCGGCGCCACGTTGTAGCGCTGTATCGGCTCGGCCTCCCAGCCGCCGATCACATCCTGCTCGCTGTCCAGCTCGCGCAGGTAGTCGCGCATGCCCCGGTACTGGGCGAACCTTCCGCACATCCCCTCGTCCTCCTGTCGCTCGCCTTCAGCATGGCATTGACGCTGTACGTGTCAATGCAAATACTGTTTGCATATACAGTATCAAGTTTAGGTAATAGCCTTGGCCAGCGTCAGCATCCTCGGTCCCGTCGCACCCGGCGGCGCCGAAATTCCCTACTTCCTCCCCAGCGTACCTGCCGGCTTCCCCAGTCCGGCCCAGGATCACCTTGAGCAGCGCATCTCCCTCGACGAGTTGTTCGGCCTGCATCGACCGCAGATCTACCTGGTGCGCGTGGGCGGCGACAGCCTGAAGGGCCTGGGCATTCTCGACGGCGACCTGGTGTTGGTGGACAAAGCGCTGAAGGCGCGCCGCGGCGACGTGGTAGTGGCGTGTGTGAACGGCGAACCGCTGCTGAAGATCCTCGAGGGCGACCAGCACCAAGTGATCCTGCTCTCGGCCAACCCGCAGTACCCGCCGCGCTATGTGCTCGAGGCCGAGGAGTTCCAGGTGTGGGGCGTGTTCATCGGCCTGTGCCGGCAGGGCCGCCACTGTGGCTGAGCACGTGTTCGCGCTGATCGACTGCAACGCCTTCTACTGCAGCTGCGAGCGAGTGTTTCGGCCCGACCTGGCGCGCACGCCCATCGTGGTGCTGAGCAACAACGACGGCTGCGTGGTGAGCAGAACGGCCGAGGCCAAGGCGCTGGGCGTGCCGATGGGTGTGCCGTGGTTCCAGATCCGCAAGGAGTTCGAGGCGGCCGGCGGGATAGCATTCAGCTCCAACTATGCGCTATACGGCGACATGAGCGAGCGGGTGATGACGGTGATCGAGAGTCTGGTGCCGGCGCTGGAGGTGTACAGCATCGACGAAGGGTTCGCCGAGCTGACCGGCATGCTCGGCGACCTCGATGTGCTCGGCCGCGAGATCCGCGCCCAGGTGCTGGCGTGCACCGGCATCCCCACCGGCGTCGGCATCGGGCCGACCAAGACCCTGGCCAAGCTGGCCAACTACGCGGCGAAGCGCTGGCAGAAGCAAACGGGCGGGGTGGTTGATATCCGCGACCCTGATCGGCGCGCCAAGCTGTTGGCCGCTACGCCCGTGGGCGAGGTGTGGGGCGTAGGCCGGCGGCTGACCACCCGCCTGGGCGACCTGAGCATCAAGACGGCTGCCGACCTGGCCGCGGCCGATGCCTGGACCCTGCGCAAGCAGTTCAGCGTGGTGCTGGAGAAGACGGCGCGCGAACTGCGGGGCATCGCCTGCCTCGAGCTGGACGGCGAGGCGCCGCCGAAGCAGGAGATTTGCTGCAGCCGGATGTTCGGCAAGCGCCTGCGCGAGCTGCCGCCGATCCGCGAGGCGGTGGCCACCTATGCCGCCCGGGCCTGCGAGAAGCTGCGCGCCCAGGGCTCGGTGTGCAAGCGGGTGCGGGTGAGCATCCGCACCGGCATGTTCAACCCGGACGAACCCAAGTTCGCCCGCGGCGTGATGTGCGAGCTGCCGTACCCGAGCGACGACACCCGGCTGATCACCCAGGCGGCGCTGGCCGGCCTGGAGCAGGTGTATCGCCCGGGCTTCGCCTTCAGCAAGTCCGAGGTGCTGCTGCTCGACCTGTGCCAGCGCGGCGAGTACACCGACGACCTGTTCGGCCCAACGCAGCCGAAGTCTTCGCAGAAGGTGATGGCGGTGCTGGATGCGGTGAACGCGAAGTGGGGGAGAGGGACGCTGCGCCCTGGCGTGGTGCCGCCGACACCAGAGTGGGGGATGAGGCGGGAGATGATGAGTCGGAGTTTTACTACCAGGCTGGAAGGATTGTGGCAGGTGACTGGTTAG